CATCGTAAAAGCCGCGTTGAAAGCCGCTGAAATCCCCGAACGGTTTCTCCAGTACATCACCGGGGACACAGAGGATGCCATCAATGCACAGGTCGAAGACCTCAAGGGCATCATGCTTTCCGAACGTCAGGCCATCAATGACAAAATCCTCGCCGAAGGCGGCATACCGGGAGCCGGGAGCCGCGCATCGTCCGCTACAGAGGCGGCAGTCATCGACTTCGCAAAGTCCCGCGTCCCGTCGGGCAGTCCGGGCGGCGGACTTGCCTCACAGCAAATTGCCAAGAACAGGAAAGGGTAACACCACATGAACGTAAAGAAAACCACCGAAACCGCGTATAACCCGATTTTCCTCAAAATCCTTGAGGACATTCCGGGTGGCGTGACCATCAGCGTCAAGGACATCCCTTCCGACGTGAAGGAGGTCAAGGCCGGTACGCTTCTGTGCGAATCGACCACGACTTCCGGACTATTCAACCCCGTGAAGGTTGCGAAATCCACCAAGACGCAGACCGCGAACGTCAGCATCACGGTCGGGCCGGGGCATCTGTTCAAGGTCGGCGAGTACATCGCCAAAGAGAACGGGTACACGTCCTCGACCATTTCGAGCATCACGCACACGGCGGCTACCACGGATACCATCGTCACCGGAACGGCAATCGGCGCTCTCGCCACGGCGACGAAGATTCTCCGGTGCGCGACCCGCTCCACGGCGACATCCGGCTACAGGACGGCGAAATATGTCGCCGGGGCCATCCTTCGGGATAACGTGGAAGTGCGGAACGATGACCTGTCCACCATCTACAACGTGGCGGCTGGCGCGGTCGTTCGCGGCACGGTGAACGAATCCCTGCTCCCGCTGTACGTTCTCGACGCCGACAAGACGGCGCTCACGGCACGTATCCGGTGGGCATAAACACGACCAGATGGCCCCGTTAAGTAGTGGCGGGAAAACCTGAAACGCTGAAAATCTGGAGTCTTCATATGGAATACAGTTTGCTCAAAGAAATCAACAAGAAGTCTCTCGCGGGGTATCTGCAAAACAGACCGACCCCGCCGAACTTCTGGCCCGATTTCTTCCCCCCGAAGACCACGCCGTTCCTTACGTACGAGTCCCTTATCGGCTCGAAGGGGAACCCCGTGGCGGCGGACATCGTTGCGTACAACGCCTCCGCCCCCATCAAGAAACGCAAGGTCGTCTCCAAGCTCACCGGAGACATCCCCGCGATTCGTGTCAAGCGTGACATGAAGGAAACGGACATCAACACCTACAATGTGTTGAAGGCGATGGCTACGCCCGACCAGAAAGCCATCCTCGACCTCGTTTTTAACGATGTCGATTTCGTGTACGACAGCGTTCAGGCGCGGATGGAGTGGCTCGCGCTCAAGATTCTGTCTTACCCGTATCTCACGCTCTCGAAATCCACGAACGACGGGATTGTTACCGAGGCGGCAATCGACTTCGGTATGCCCTCGACAAACAAGAAGTACGCGGCGGTGGTTTGGAGCGCGACGGCTTCAACTACCACCCCCATCACGGACTTCATCAATGTTGTCGCGGCGGCTTCCGCACTCGGCGTTTCGCTCAAGTACGCCCTTATGAACACAACCCAATGGGGCCAGTTCGCCGCGTCCGCCGAAACGCAGAACTACACCATCGGGTCGGTGTACGGCGGCAACCGTATCAAGCTCACTCCGACGCTCGCACAGGCAAACGATATGCTCGCCTCTCGCGGACTGCCGGAAATCATCATCATCGACAAGACCGTGACAATCGAAACCGGCGAAGGCGTTCAGTCGAACGTCAAGCCGTGGACGACGAATTACGTCACGTTCATTCCCGATTTAGCGGTGGGTAACATGAATTTCGGCCCCATCGCCGAGGAAACCAACCCGCCCAAACAGGCCGTTCAGGTCAAACAGAACAACGTGCTTATCTCGAAGTTCAGCGACGTTGACCCTGTTACCGAATGGACGAAGGGCGAAACCAATGCGTTCCCGTCGTGGCATCGGGTGGACGAGTGTTTCAGTCTGCTCACCACGAGCGCGTCGGCTTGGGCGTAAGCCATGACCCGACTCGCGGCATTGCAGTCACTCATTGAGTTCTCGAACTCCGACCTGTTCACGAAGGTTCTTCTGGACAGGGGCATTGACGGGACGCTCACCTACACGGCGGCGGACGAGATGGATATCGACCTCTGCCTTGCGGAAGTGTGCTTGAGGCTTTCAGTCCATCCCGACATCACGGATGGAAACACGAGCATCAAATACACCCCGGAGTCCCTGCTTGCCATGCGTTCGAGGCTCTATGACAAGTGGGGGCTGACTCCGCCGGAAGGTTCGGGGCCAGCCATTCAGGGGAAAACACCCGACGGAACCGATTGGTGGTAAGTGATGACGTTCAAACGCTATCCGTATCAAGCGACTATCGAGTGGACGATGCCGGGAGCATACAACACGTTTGGCGTTTATGTTCCCGGCACTCTGACAACCCTCGGAATCTACTGCAATGCCCAACCGAGCGTAGGGCGCTACGTAGCGAAAGAAGGGGGCGACCGCATCCCGGTTGCCCTCGACATTTTCACGCCGACCATCACAACAACTATTCCCGACGGAGCGCGGCTTTTGTTCAAGAGCCGTCGCTACGTCATTCTCGCAATCGACACGTACCAGACTCACACGGAAATACGATGCTGATACCGGCGTTTTCGCTCGCAGGACTTTTTAATGGAATTGACGAGTTTGTTGACAAAAAGAAAACAGAACTCGCTCAAGGACTTTCGGTGTTCGGCGAGGAATTGGTCAACGACGCACGGAACGAAGGCAGTTACAAAGACCGTACCGGCAATCTCCGGGCAAGCATCGGTTATACCGTAACGAGCGGCGGCAAGGCAGTTAAATCTGATTTCAGCGGCGGGGCAAACCCGAAACCAGAGGGCATCAGAAAGGCAAAAATGACGGCGGCGGAAGCACTCGCCGAAGAAAACCCGGATAGCATCGTGCTTGTTGGCGTCGCTGGCATGGAATACGCCGGAGAAGTCGAGAGCCGAAATCGAACCGTCCTTACAGCCTTCATCCCGCCACAGAGAGAAATCAAGGCGTTCCTGAAAGAAGCGGGGCTTACCGAATGAAGACGACCGGCGACATTCTGGATAAGGTCTTCCCCATCGTCAATGTCTCGTCTGTCAAGGGGACGCTCGACGGGCGCGTGTACCGGCGCAACAAACCGCTAAACAGTCAGTTGCGAGACATAGAAATCATCTGTCAGCCCATCGACAATGGCGAGGGCGTAGACGTTCAGAGCGCCATCGTCATCATAAACTGCTTCGCCAAGAACCGACAGGACGGTACGCCGGACGAAACGAACCTCAAGGCGATGTCAGCGGCGGTAATTACCGTGATTGAGGCCGCAAGCTCGGCGTCATCGTACTTTGAAATACAAATCACGTCCGAAACAATCATGCAAGACCTTGACGACCCGCTCATGTCGTATGCGAGTATCCGGGTGAACTGCACGATTGAAAATTAAGGAGAATCCCTATGTCCAAGTATCGCGTCGTGGGGCTTGAAAGCGTAAAGGTCGGTGCGGTGAACACCACGACCTACGCCATGCCGTCCACGTTTACCACCATCCTGAATCTCGTGCCGGGGACGGCCCGAATCGGGCTTCCCGTCCCGACCAAACAGAAATACATGGTCGAGGACAGCGATTATCCCGACATCGTGGTTTCGGAGCAGGGCGACCAGATTGTCGAGTTCGCCACCCGCGACATGCTCAACACGTTTATGAAGCTCGGACTCGGCGGCACGACTTCCGGCACGACCATCTGGAAGGCGGGAACAACGCCTCGCGGAGTTGTCGAGAAATCGCTTCGGCTCGTCTCCAAGACGTATCAGGGGAAAAAGTTCACGTTCGACATTCCCCGCGCCGAACTTTCCGCCGGGGCCGAACTCCGGCTCTCCAACAAGACCGCGACCGAACCGGGGGTTCTCTCGTTCTCCGGTATGGTTCTCGCGGGCCAGAACAGCACCGGCGTTGTCGTTCCCATCACAATGACGCTTTCGTAATTCCATGACGGGCGGGTGAAATATCCCGCCCTGTCACAATTATCATCGGAGAAAGACAGACATGGATAATGAGACAAAAGGAAAGGCGCTTGACTCAATCCTTGAGGAAGGCGTTGACTTTTCGGTTTCTGTTACGAACCCCGGATTTCTCCACCGTATCGGCCTACTCAAAACCAAGCGCACGTTTGTAATCAAGCCCATCCGGTTGGGGACTCTCGTGCGTATCTCGAAAATCCTGCTATCCATCGACGGCGAAATCGAAACGAAAGAAAGCGTCCTCTCGGCATCAGTGAAACGCATGGCGGCACACGCCGAACAGTTCGCAGAAATCGCGGCCCTTGCCGTGACGAACGACGAGAAGCCACCGTCAAGGCGGCAAATCCGATTTTTACTGCATAATCTCTCTGTGAGGGAACTCCTGACCCTCATTCAGCTTGTGATTCGCCAAATGGACGTTTCCAATTTTTTGCTCTGTATCGTCTCGGTGAAAGGGATGAGTCTCATGAGCGAGGCAACCGGGACGAAAGCGGTCGGGGAAACGTCTGGCGAACAGTCGGCGGCGTAATAAAGTATTTCAGGTTCGGGTTCCATGAAGTGCTTTGGGGCATGTCGTGGCAAAACGTCGTGATGCTCGTGAACTCCATTCCGCAGGAAAAAGTCAAAGACGCGGACATGGAAGAGATAAACGGAATCGAGGACATAGAGGGACTCCTGTGAAAAAAGAACTTTCCATCTGCATGATTGTAGGCAAAGAGGAAGCGAACATCAAACGGTGTCTGGACTCGTTCGCCGCAATTATTCATGAGCCGTGGTGCGAGCTTATTGTGGTCGTTACGAAAGACGGCGACAGGACGCAAGAGGTCGCCGAATCGTATACTGACAAGGTGTACTTCCAGCCGTGGCAGAACGACTTCTCGTTTCACAGGAACTTCGCAATTTCTCACGCGACCGGTCACTTCATTATGACCGTTGACGCCGACGAGGAACTTCCACAGCAACACCTGTATTGGCTTCAAGACCTCGTGCTGAATCCGGACAACCGGAACATGAAGACCATCTTCTTGACTATCCGCTCGTTCCACGACAAGGGGCGGATGCAATGGAGCGAGATTCTACAGCCTCGTATTTTCGCCAACGAGGGGCAGAAAATTTACGCCGGTACGGTTCACAACCGCCCGGAGTGCCGGGAACCGTTCTGGTTCGTGTCTGAAATATGGCTGAATCATTACGGGTATATATGGGACGGCAACCCGGAACTGCTCGAACAGAAAACGCTTCGGAGCCTTTCCCTGCTTGAAAAATAGTATGCCGACAATCCGGGCGACCTGCACATTCTTACACA